CGACACGCTTTTCTACTCCATCAATCGTGTTTTTGATGTTCTCAACAGTTTTGCTGAGCTCTGAGTGTTGTTCTGCCAACTCTGTAATTTTGCTTTGCACGCTTTTGCTTAAATTTTCAACTGTATCTTTAATAGTTGTAACTTGTGCTGCGTTTTCTTCTGAAGCTTTGTTTAGAGTTTCTGAGAAAAAGCCTTTTAAATCACCTAACATTTTTGCAAAATCAGGTTTTTCAACAACAATCTCATCAGAGACGTCTGTTGCTTTTTCAACGATTTCGGCAGAAGCATCTACTATTACATCTTCTGTAACAGCTTTTTCAATTGTTGCTTCTGCAACAACTTCTACTTCTACTGCTGCAGTTTCTTCAACTACTGCGGTTTCTGTGTTTTCTGACACTTCATTACCTCCTTGTGCGTTTGCCTGTTTTGCGATTGTTTGTGTTTCAGGCAACGTTAATCTTGACTTCTTAAATGAAGCAAGAATCTTTTCTATTTCTTTTGCTTTGTTTATGTCATCACTTTCTACCCAGCCAATTAAGCTTGCTTGTTTTCCAGTTATTGGCGAATTGAATTCAGCATCTGTTGACATAAATACAGAGTCACTGTCTTCACAATAAAAAATATTTTCTGTTTTTAAGTTTGTAGAAATTCCTTTAAAAATTAATTGTCCGTTCATTTTTTCAATAGACAAAATATTACATAATTCATTTGCTGGAGAATCTACTACTGATAGCTCCATCAAAGCATACTCTTTAATAAATCTAACTGTTTGTCCAGTTGCTTTGTTTACTTGATTGTCAGACTCTTTAATTTTTCCGCCAATTGAAAAGCCTGCAAGTGTTCCGTCTAGAATTTTTTCCCATGTATCTTGTGCACCTTTTGAAATGTATGCATCTACATATACTCCGCTATAAAAATCATTTGACTTTGGATCATAAAATGTTTCTGGCTTAAAAGAAACCATCTTGCCTACAGCGTTAGCGCCGTGCATCTCTCTAATGTTTCCTCGGAACCGCTCAAAAGCTCTCATGCTTGCTTCTGCTGTAACTACGTCTCCTGTTTGATCAACGTTGTCTAAGGTAGCGAATCCAGATACGGTTCTTTTTTCTCGGTCAACTTTTGTAAAAGGAACCGATAGACTAATGCTGTCTCCATTGCTGGACCAGTAGGATTTTTCAATATTCATATGCCTAATTTTATAACGGTATTGTATATAAGGCAAATACTGGTTGCCTAATAATTATTCGGTGACTCTTCCCCCACCTTTTTCATTTCTGCCCTCCCCAGAATTATCTGGTGAATTGGCAGATCTTTCCTGAGTTCTTTTTCTAGAATTTAGGGCTTGTGCAGTTTGCTCAGATTTTTCCTGAGCCTTTAAATCGACAACCTGATCCCCGCCATCTCTAGGGATCATTCCCTTTCTAATTCGAACTTCGTTAGGGGTAATTACTTGCATTCTCAAATATCTTTCGTCAATTTTAGACTGAGTGTCCTCGTCTGTTAAAGTTAATTCATTAAATTTAAGCATTACTGCATCTGTTTTTTCTAATATAATTCTATTTAATTTTTTCTCTAGAATATCTTGTGCTGGCCTACATACCTGTTCTTTAAACATTTTGTCAGCATCTCTTGCAGAGGCTAAGCTTATTCCTTCTGGAACTCCTATTTTATTTATTGGCACTCTATGTGCTAAAAGAATTTCGTCTCTATTTGATTTACGGTATACGTTAAATGATGACTCCTGTGTGCCAGCCTCAATTGGCTCCATTTTAAATTCAACCTTTGAGTCTGGGCTATCTGCTGGCAGTGGTACATATAGGGACCTATGATTTTTTCCCTTTAATCCAACCTGAAAAAATTCAAGTAACTTTCGCTCTGACTCTGGAGAAAGCTTTGCGCCCTTTACTGTAATAATATATCTAGGAACGGCTTTGTTTTCAAAATAATCTAAGTTATATTTACCAGCAAACTCATTTCCTGCAGTTGCGTTTTGTGCAGAAACGATGTCTGGCAATCCGTAATAATTATTCATTGGTGTATATTTCTTCAAATGAATAATTTCATTTGGCCTATCTGATCCATCTGCAATTGGATTTGGTGTTTCCAGATCTGCAAAGTTTCTAAAGAATACGGCTTTGCCATAAAGAAGCTGAATAAACCCGTCTCTTAGCCTACGCACACGCATAGTTTTTGCTGGGATGTGACCTATGTAACCAATATTTCCTGCAACTGTTCTTCCTATTTCAATAAATCCATTTCCAGTTGCTTCTAAGTCAATATAGGCCTTTATTAAAGTTTCGGTAAAAGTTTCTTCTTCATTTGTTTCTTCTAGCCAGGCATCTAAATCTTGTCGAAGTTTATTTAGTTTTTTTCTAGCTCGCTCTAATTGTTTTTGATCTTCAATATTATCTAGCGCATCATTGGCTTTTTTTGTTTCAACAAAGCTATATCCAAGACCAACAATATTGGCAACCTTTGCATTAATTGCTGCGTAGTTGTAAGGAGATATCTCATAAATTTTAGAAAGGTATTCCATGTTGTATGTTGGTTCAACAAGGTCAAACATTGCATAGCCAGTGACGGCTTGTTGCATAAGATTTTGTTGCGTGGCTGTGCCTTCTTGACCAACAAATCTTTTTGATAACTCTCTAGACATTTTTCTACGAAAATTATTTCCAAGACCTTGTACTTTTTTTAATTCTGATTCTGTTATATTAAACGGATCACTATCGGTCACGGGAGCTTTGCTATGAAATCTAGAAAAGTCAGAAGAATCCGAAATGTCTATGTTTTGAACAAAGCTATTGTCTTCCGTTAAAAACTCTATCATTTATTATTTCCCTGTCTCAATGCTTTCATTTCATCTTTGTAGTTTCCAACATCCAAGGCGTCTGGAACTAGGCCCCACTCTAATCTTTGCTTCTGGTGTTCAAATTCTTCGTCATCAATTTTTCTTCTATTGGATAAAAATAAAGGGCTACCTTCATAAATTCCGTAGGATCTGGCTTCTCTTGCAAGAGCATCAATTCTAGATCTATTTCCCTTTAATGAGGTTATTGAAAGATAATTACCGTCATCGTCTCCCACCCATCTTCCATCGGGCATCTCCCAGACATATATGCCTAGAGTTGTTTCTTCTACAGACGTTTGTTTAAAGTTTTTTATATCCATTGTTCCCTAAGTTTACCATTATTTCAAAATAAAGTCCAGATTTTTGCCATATCCTAAAGATATTTAAATATTTTGTACCACTATCCAGTCAGAATTAAAATAATCAACCGACAGTTCTGACATTTTTGCTAGCTGATCTTCAATAATTGTACCCTGGGAAGATATATATTTATTAAAATGATCTTGAACCTTTTCGGCACTTAGGGCTGATTCATAAATAGCCACATTCTGGTATAGGCTTTTCCCTCCCAAAACGCTAGATTTATTAATAGAAATTTCTCCATAGATACTATTTGTAAAAACAATAACAACGTGATGAAGGGAATTGTTTGAGAATAAGCTATTTATATTTGTTTGACTTGTCTTATCTACCCCATTTACGTATATCTTGGATATATTGCTTTTAGATATTGTATTGCTTGACCAGGTAAGGCTACTTGCGCTGTACCCGCCCGTGGCAACAGATGTAACTAATCCTCCATTTTGAATAGAGTATGGGGTATAAAAAAACTCTATAGATTTTGTTGGAGTTGTAGTGTTTATATAAAAAGATGAAAGATTTTTTAAACTAATTCCATTTCTATTGTCTGTAGAAAGAATTTCATATTTGTTATTGCTTACAGGGGTATCTTGCTGGCTGGCTATATAATTAGAGGAATTTTTTGAATAAATTTTTTGATTGTTATAGAAGCTTATGGATAAAAATTTTAAGGATGGCAGGTATACGCTATCGTCTGTTGTTGTAAAATAAACCTTAATATATAAATTTCTTGTTTGACTAAAAGAGCTTAACGAATATTGTGGAATAGGTTGACCATTAACACATGCCTCATAGTCTTGACCATTTACGCTTACCGAAACAGAAACTCCATTATCCCCGTCCCATTCAATTCTTGACGAATTCATTTCTGGTCCGCTTGGTATCGTAATAAAATCTTCAATTACAATAGACTGAGCATCCCCGTTTCCTTTTACTACTCCAATAAATTCTTTTTGAGAGTTATAATACAAATTATTGTCATCAATAAAATACTGCCAAGATTTGTTTGCTGGGTAGGAATAAGAGTACTTGGCAGAAATTGATTTATCTGTAAGTTCAAAAAAGTTGCCCAGATCTGGGTAAACTATTTGGGTAGGGCTTAAAGATTTATTATCTAAGTAGTGCAATAAAATTTGATCTTTAGTCAAAGCGTTTCTATAAAAAGATACACAATTTAAAAGCATGTAGTCCAAGCTATTATTTACTGGCCCAGACTTCATTGCAATAGATTCATTTGAAAAAGAAAAACCAGACAAATCTTTTTCTGCTTCTAACTTTCCATCTACATACATTAAAATTTTATTTTTATCATATACCGCAACCAAATATAAAGATTTTTTTAAAAAGGGAACAGTATATTCTATTGACTCTGTGCCTATTGAAAATACTATATTTCCTTTTTTATAAAATATTCCTATATCGCTAGAAGGGTCTCCAACAATTGGTATCTCTGAAGAAGAATTTGTATCTACTCTAACCCAGCACTCTATAGAAAAATGATCATCGGAAAAATTTTTAGACGCAATTCCATCTATATCTGTATAAGTAATAGCGGCAGTTCCAGAAAGCTTTGAAGAGTTTTCTGCACCAATTACTAATGGCAAATTTGTGTTATCTACCGATCCAACAATTGATACTTGATTATCAAATCCAGAAATATCATTTGTTCCGCTTGGCCAGAAGGCTAGCGGGTTGTCTGATAAAACTCTAAGGTTATACGACATGATTAAATTGTACCATCAAGGACTTTTAATATCCGCCTACATGAAAAACTTGACCAGACAAACTAGAAGACTTCTCATCAAAAAGTAACTCTACTAGATTTGCTATATCGGTTACGGTATATTCCTTTGGAACAATTTGACCTAGCAATAAAGTTTGAAAATAAATTTCTGGCATAAACTTTGTAAATCTAGTTCTTATCGGTCCTGGAGCTATACAGTTTGGTCTAATTCCAGTACCGCAAACCTGTTTGGCTAAAGACCTAGTATATGTTTCTAATGCTGCTTTAGATGCCGAATACATGGACTCTGAGTTTAGACTATGCGCTGCCAAGCTAGATATATTAATTATTGGTGTATGACTGTTTGGGTCGACAAGCGAAAG